TTTTTAGTTGGTTTTATAGGTTTTTAAATAATAATCTTCTGGACTGCAAAATTTTGAATTGTCGTAGTTTGCGCCCTCTTTTGCAGCATCAATAATCTGCTGTTTTTCGAGTTCTAAATAATAATCAGAATTAATCAAAGCTCCGGTTATTTTTCCCGATAATATCGCTTCTATAAAAAGCTGCATCGCTGTTTTCATCTGTAGCCTATTGGAGTTAATAAATGTATTGTCACGATTATCGCGATAATTACTATAATAAAGATAATTGTTTTCATAATGTTGCCTTTTTTATTATTTGTTCTGCTTTTTCAAATTCGTTCCATCTAAATATTACGCTGTCGTTATTAAATCCGTTACTTTTTAAAACAGATATTAATTCCTCTAGCCTTTCCAACATTTCCGGTGCTGCTGCTATTAGTTTTGCGTTGGCTAGTTGCATAGGTTCTTTTCTGCCACAAATTGCAACGGTCTCATTGTTTTCATCGATAACAGATATTAAATTTTCAGTTTTTATTTGTATGTTTTGATTGTCTACAATGGACGCTTCTACAACTTTCCATCCTTCTCTTAATTCGCTCATATCTTCTCTAATTTATAATTAATTTTCAATTCATACCCTTCTTTTTTTGCCATTTCCGTGAGGGTTTTTAGGGAAATGTTTTCTTTATTATTCACGCATTTTGAAATGTGGTACTTATCCGTACCGTGTTTATTTGCAAATTGCGTTTGGTTTAATCCTGATAGTTGGATTAAGTCTTTAAGGATTTGTTGGTTTTTCATAGTTTATTTAAAATAAAATTGATGGTTTTAGTTTTGTTTTCGTAAAAGAATATCTGTTCAATGGAAGTATGTCTAACAAAACATTTCTACATTTATCAGAACAGTAAACTAATTCTTTTTTCTTCCCTCCGTAATTTACATATACTTTTTTACCCGTACTTTTTTCAAAATTAGTGTCGCAACAAGAACATGCATTCATAATTGGCTCTATAGGTATTCTTTCAATTTTTATAAAAGAATTTAATTCTTGTATTTCAATATTTTCGTTTCCTATTAATAAAACATTGTTATTATTTCCTATTAAAATAGGATTTTTTAAAATTTGTTTTGCCACCTCAATAGCTTCTTTTTCTTTAGTTAAATTAGCAGGTATTTTAATAGTTATCATAATTTATATTTTTTATATGTTATTTCTATGGTGTAAATGTAGTTAAAAAAACACAACCACTAAACTTTTTATCAATTATTTTTAAAATAAAAAAAACCCAATCTTTCGAGAGGGTTTTGAAGGTTGTTACTAAAATGCGAGATCATCATCATCGGTTTCAATAGGTGTCGCATCAACTGCATCATTTGCTCTCTTAGCGAATATCTTTAGATTTCCAAGATAAGGCAATACGATTAATTTTGCAGCTTCTGCGCCCAATGCCTTCCATTTATCACTTGGTAATTTCTGAACTTGAAAACCCCAGTTTCCGTTAGTGTCTTCGCTATCCATTGTAACAATATCGGTCTGCATATAAACAGCACCTTCTTTTTCTGTCAAATGATTTTCGTCAATCGGAATCACAAGACATCTTGCGCCTTTTTTTGTCGTGATAAATCCGTGTTGTAATTTTGTTAACGCTACGCTCATTGCGTATGATTGTAATTTTGCCATTGTAAAATGATTTAATTTGCTCTACCTTGTTTTTCTGCTGTCGAGTATTCAGATTTATTATAACCTTCTACGTTCCTCCCTTAATTGATATTCACGTTCTGAAAGATGCTTTTTCGTTTCCTTTATTGTTTTGTAAAGGTCGGAATAAGTTTTGTCTTTCATATTATCTTGCCAATCGCTTTTTTCTTCGTCTACTCTTTTTGATCTCAAAAGGCTTTCTCTAACTACAGTCGGAATGCTTAAATAGTGTTCCTCTGACATTCTTAAAAATACTTCTCTATTCGACTCCATAATTAAAGTGTTTTTATTTTTTTTTCTAAATCTAAAACCTGTTTTTGTGTTGCTTTCCTTGTTCCGTTTTGCACGGCTTTAAGGTACTTTTCAATAACATCTTTTGGCTGTTCGATTAATTCTAAGAATTTTTCATTTGAAATGTTCTCTATTGCTTTCGGTTGTTCCGTAAACTCTTTAGTGATTTCAGCTAAATATTTTACATCGTCAAATTTACCCATAAAAATATCGGCATTAAAGCCTAATTTTGATATCGCCTTTGTCAAAGTGTCAGTTTCTAATTTCTTTGCAAAATTATCATCTATTTTAAGCTTTGCGTTATCCATAAACATCTTGATTGAGTTTATAGTCGGAAACTCTCCATCTGGATAAAAGAAAATAGCCTTAAAAACTATCAAATTAAATTCAGGAACTAAAGTATAATCCAATTCAATGTTTTTGAAACCCCAAGTTTTGCCATAGCTCCCGAATTGCTCAGTAACATTCATTATCTGATATTGAGGCGCAATTGAGGTTATTTTATTACCTCCTACATTAGCTTGTTTTGTATATTTTGGATTGGTCTTTTCGACTGCGTTCCAAAGTTTTAAGTTTTCACTCATAATTTATAAAGTTTTTTTAATTGTATTAATACCATATTTGGCGATGTTTGATATTCTAAAATAATCTGTTTAGTTTTCTCAATCTTAGCTAAAAGTTCCTGATTCCAATCTTGCTGTTCTTCGAGTTCAGTTTGCGGCGTACATTCTATTTCATCGATGTTTGCGGGGCGGTCTGGGTTGTGTGTGTCGTGTGTATCTAACATTTCTCAAAATTTATAATTACTTTCATTCCGTTTTCTTTTGCTTTTGCTTTTTGTTGCAAAGCTTCTATTTCTTTTTGATAATTTGGTTGTGGTTTGAGTCTAACTTTAAAATCATAAGCAAAATCACTCCACACACCTAACTTACTTAAAAACTCCATTTCGCTACTTTCCCAAACCTTCTCAACCTCAACTCCACACGCTTCTAGAAATATATCAGCGTTGAATGTTTCGTGGATTTCTTTGTGACATTCAGGGCTAAGAGTGTATTTTACTTCTCCAGCACCATTATAATCATTAGTTAAATAAGAGTCTCTTAATCCTGAAAATCTAAAAACACTTTCTGAAATAGGCAAATTAATCCTATCCTTAATACTGTCAAATTGCTCTTGATTGCATCTCATTGCTATTGGTCTCATAATTGTTTTTCTTTTAATTTTGTTAATACTAAATTTAATTCGTTTTGATAGGCATTATGCGCATCTATTTCATTTACAAAACTGCCTAAATGTTTTATTTTTTTATTGATTAGAATTTGTGACTGCCATTTTTTATCTTCTTTCCTCCAAGAAACTCCAGTATATTTAGAAGTAGATTTCAAATGTTTTTGATTTGTATTTTCTCTTATTGTTACTATCTCTAAATTTTCTACTCTATTATCGTTTCTAATAAAATTTTTATGATTAACAACTAAAGTATATCCGTTTGGAGTATGATTTAAAAAAGCCTCGGCAACTAATTGATGAACTTTTCTATTTTTGCGTATTCCGTCTTTTTTTAAATCAATTACAAAATAACCATAAGCATCAAAACTTGGATTTAAAATTTTTTCTTTTAAGTTTAAGTTTCCGTTTGGATGATATACCTCTCTTTTTAAACTTTTAACATTTCCAAGATTACTTATTTCATAATGTCCCTCATAATTCCTAACTGGTTTCCAAATTTCTGTCATAATCTACTTTTTAACGGTTAAATATTCTTTAGACAATTCCTCTACTTTATCGATTAAAGGTAAAGGAACGTTTACTTTTTTTACAGGAACGCTGTATTTTGGTTTGCGTCCAGCGTTTCTTTCATTGTGTATTTTTTTCATAGTTAAATTGTTTTAAATTGTTTTACAAAGATATAAATTAATTTCACATATAAAAATTAAAATAGTTATTTATATTTAATTTAAATTACGTAATTAATTTGCGCATATCAAAACAATTCCTATCTTTGTTAAAACTTTAAATAAATGAATTATGAAGGCAGGTTATAAAATAAATCAAAAGCCAGTATTAGGAGTCAACACAATAGTAGTCGCTAATTTTAGTTGTCTAAACGAAATAGGTAATTATTATTTTTTTGGGAAGCAAAGCAAGACTATAAATGAATCAGCAATAGGTCAATGGATTATTAAATATAAAAACCAATAAATTATGACGGTTAACAGAAAAGAATACGGATTTACTATACTACCAAGATATGGATATGTAACGGCAGAAATTTACGAGGTATATAATTATAGCAAAGATAGTAATATGAATATTAGATTGATTTCAAAAGATTTCGGCTCTATGTTTAGAAGTCCGAACGAAAGCGATTATTTAAAAGCTCGTGAATGGGTTGATATTCAAATGAATTCAATTTCTAACGCAAATACTATTTAATTATGACAAACGTAGAAAAATTTCACGAATGGATGAGGAAAATGAACAATATCTATCTACACGACAATGATAGAATGATAAGGGCGTTTCATATCGTTGCTAATAATTGAGAAAAAGAAATATTATGAACCAAGAAAACACAAATGAGCCATTGAGCAAGACTGCTGTTAGCGGTAGTTTTTATCGTGAAATAATGGATAGTAAAGAAAGAACTTTTTATGGAAAACTAATAAAACAATACTCAAATCACGAGATTGGAAAGATTTATTACATAGGCAAGCAACACGATGGAGCGTTATATTCTGGCGACAGTAGAGGAATTGGTCAAGGCGGTTATGTATCTAATGTAATAGATTCGTATTTTGAAAAAAGTAGTGAGTCTGAATATGTTTCGCAAAATTACCGCTAACGTCCTGCGGCTACATTTCAGCAGCCTATGCGGTTACTAGATTTCGGCTGCTGAAATGTAACCGCTGTTATAGGCAGGACGGCAATTTAAAATAAACATCTATAAAATGAAAATAGGAGAGGAAATTGAATCAGAATTAAAAAAGAAAGGAATATCACAAGCGACAATTTGTAAGCGTGCTGATATTTATCCAAGTTTATTAAGCAACATAATAGCGGGAGAAAGAAGATTAGACATTAAAACAGCGATAAAACTTGAATTGTTTTTTATAAAAACTGCTAATTATTGGCTTATAAAACAACTTGAAGAAGATATTAAGGCAGCTAAGGTAGAAGATGGTCGTTTTTAGTAGAAAACGTAGTCTTGCCTATAACGTATCGTGGCTTGAAGATGTTAGGGAGATATAAGCCAAAATAATGACAGAAAGCCAAAATAAAAGCAAATACAAGCCAATTTATAAATAAGCCAAAATACCCTAATATCTTTCAAACCACTGTTATCAGCATACCATTTAACACAATTTTAACAATTTAAAATATAAAAATTATGAAAAAAGTTTATTTAAAAAACCTCTTTCTTTTGCCTTGTTTACCTTATCATCTGAGTGTATTATTCTATTTAATTTATTTAGCGTTCAAGGAAAATGACTTATGCGAAATCGCTATGGGAAATTATAAGGAAAACAAGAAATTTGGGGATTTTATAGAAAAATTTGACAAAGACACAATGCCAATTCAAGTTACTTATTGTGTTATCTTTTGGATTTGGCTATTTTTAAAGCTAACATAGGCGGTTGCTGATAACTATTGGATAACATCCATAAATGTATTACAATTATGAAAAACTATCCTAAAACAAAGGTTATTCGTATTTCTGAAAAAATTAAATGCCCGTTTTAAACTTAGGCAAATAAAACCAAAGCCACACTAAACATCCAATAATCAATAAAGAACCCAAGACGATACTAATCAATAAAATTGTATCGTCTTTTTTTTCTGTTGTTCTATGTACCGTAATAGTTCTAGTGATATATTGAGTCTCTTTTTTCCATTTTTCAATAACAGTGCTTTTATCATTGCTAACAATCGCATTATTATACTCTTTACCGTCCAAAACCATAGGCTTTGCATTATCAAATGGCGTGTACTTAAAACTATTACCTAAAACTATTTTCGAGCCTTCTGAGTAGCTGTTTTGTATGTTTAAATCTTCGTGATGTTGCGTATCTGTTTTACGTGTTCCACTGCAACTACATAACAATAAAATTATTACGATGTATTTCATAGCGTTAATGCGTTATCCAATTAGTACCATTCCAATAGACAGGGCAATTAACAGCTCCACCTCCAACTAATGCGCCTAGATAAGTAGGCGAAAGAGCATCTGAAACGGAAGCGTAAACCCTGTATGCTGACGAAAAAACAGGAAGCGTTGCCGCTGTATATATAGTTCTATTCGCCAACGTGTGCGCAATAATAAACTCATTGTTTATTTCTGAGCTTCCTATTATAACTTGTCCGTTTCTGTGAAAAAACGCGCCTCCAACGTCAATGTATCCACTATCGCTCATTTTTATCCTTCGCACTCCTGCCACATCATATAGGGATTGGTCTCCATTAGAATGATTTGGAAATGTAACATAGCATTTTTATTTGAAGAAAAGATGAGCGCTATTTTTGAATATAACTGTACAGAATTCGCAGTATGGAATAATGGAGGCGAAATAGAAAACTACGAAATAACAGAACAGGAATTTATCGAACTTTTAAAAAACGAAATAATGGATACTTATAACGAACACTCACCGCTTCACCCCGCAAATATCGAGGAAATAGAATGTACACCACAAACTGAGCTTGAAGAACAGCAAGACTGGAATCAGGAACTTTTAGCGAAAATTGAGAAAACTAAAGAGCTAATTAAAGAATACCAAGAATATCCAACTTATCTATTAATACAATTAAAAAAACTTTATAAATTATGAAAGAAACCGATATTGACAGTATGAAATACCGCAAATCAACGCATTTAGCTGGTATCGATGTTGATGCAATTGTAACCGAGAAAGGCAATTGCATTTTAACTATAAAAGAAGCGTATTACGATACAAATGTAGATGTATCAGGAAATAAGACAAACGGATATTTTATTGACTTTGTAGAGGATGTTAAACCGATGGTAGCCAATTCTGGTAATCGTAAAATTATAAACGATATTGTAAAAGAAAAATTAGGATGTACTTCTGCTGAAAGTAGAATGTTGCCAAATTGGAAGGGTTTGCAAATTGATTTATTTTTTGATCCAAGCATTAAAATGATGGGTAAAGTTACGGGAGGAATAAAAGTTAAACATGTAGAGAAAAAAGTGATTTCAGATGCTAATGCCTTAACGATTCTAAATAAGTCAAAAACTATTGACGAATTAAAATCGAATTGGGAATTATTAACACCGACCGAAAAGAATTTACCTACTGCAATGGCTTTAAAAGAAAAACTTAAAACTGATTTAAAATGATTGCAAGATACGATATTGAACAACACAGTGAGGAATGGCATAAAGTACGTTACGGAAAAATAGGCGGTACTTTATCTAAAGGATTATTCATTAAATCCGATACGCTTTTAGAAGATGTTTTATCTGAATTAGTAGAAGATTTCGATTTGCAGGAATCATTTCAAAGTTACGATATGATACGCGGCACTGAATTAGAACCCGAAGCACGTAAGGCATTAAACGCTTATTTAGGCTTGGAGTTTTTAGAAGTTGGATGGTTACAGTCAATAGAAATGCCATTATTAGGAATTTCACCTGATGGGCTAACGGAATGTGAAACAATAAGCGCAGAAATTAAATGTCCTGCTGCAAAAAAACATCTAAAAACTATCCTGACAAATGAAATTCCAAGCGATAACATACATCAATGTCTGCATTATTTCACGGTTAACCCTAAGCTTAAAAAACATTACTTTTGTAGTTACCGACCAGAGAATAATTTTAAGTCTATTTTTGTGAAGGAATTGACTAGAGATAGTTTAATTGATTTAGGCTTTGTTATCAAAGGCAAAATAAAAGAAGATAGAGGTTTAGGATTAAAAGATTACGTTTGCGAAATTAAAGATATTAGAACCATTTCAGAATGGGTTAAATTAGCTAAAGAAAATGCTAAAGAATTACAAATACAGATTAACGAAAAAATTGAACAATTAAAATTTTAACTATGAGTAAATTACTTTATGGAAGCATCGACTTCACAAAACTATTAGAACTTGCAAAAGCAGGAAACAAAGCCTTTTCAAAGGCTGACAACGGCAAAATATATCTAAACTTAAATGTTTGGATTAACGATGAAAAGGACAATTACGGGAATGATGCCAGTATGCAAACGTCATTTAAAGACGCTGCTAAAGAAGATAAAATCTATTTTGGGAATCTTAAGATAAGTGAAAGAAAAGAAAATGGGTCAATCCCAGAAAATAGCGCAGAAATACCAGAGGTTGACGATTTACCATTTTAGCAACAACTTAAAAAAACCCTCTCGAAAGATTGGGTTTTTTTATTTTAAAAATAATTGATAAAAAGTTTGGTGGTAATCAAAAAATGATTACATTTACACCATAGAAATAACAAATAAAAAAATAGGAATTATGAAAGCAGCTAAACAAATAGTTAAAATTTTCGGACAAACAGTAACGGTAGGAACTAAATTACACGCTAAATTAGTTCAACAGAAAAAACAATTTGACGATTTAAACACTTATGAAAATAACTAAAAAATATTATGAGCAAAGATTTTAGATTAGAAGGGCGTATTTGTTTTTCAAAACGTCCATTCGGATTAGGAATAATTTTAGAGTTAAATCCTCCTTATGGAAGATTTGAAGTTTTTTGGGTCTTAAAAGTTGATTTGATTTTTATTAGATTTTGGGTCGAAAATAGAAGTTTAAAACTATGAGCAAAGAAGAAATAATTAAACTATATATTTCCGACTTGAAAAATATAGTAGGTGATAGTCCTGCTCAAAGGAGTAGAATTTTAATGCTTGAGATGGAATTAGAAAAGATAAAAAATCCAACAATAACTATAACATTTAAATTTAATGGCTATGTACGTTTATTGGAGTAAGTGGAGAAAACAATGGATTGAGTTTAAAAATCAACCGCCAAGCGAAGGCGAAATCATTCAAATGAAAAAGTTAAATTATCAAATAAAAACAGAATGAAAACCCAACAAATCCTCCAAGACCTCATAAAACTATCAGGTCTTAATCAAAGCCAGTTTGCAATTCGACACGGAACAACAAAACAAAACATCAACCGATGCTTAAAAGACACAAACATTTCCCTAAAAACCCTCGCGGAAATGGCAAAAAAAGAAGGGTATGAATTGAAAATTAATTATAAATTAGAGAAATTATGAGTGAATTTAAAGGAACAAAAGGGATTTGGAAAGCTGTAAAAAATAGCTATTATTACGATGTGGTTTTAGAAACTGAAGGCGATACAATTTTATGTGTTTCTTCAAGTTTGATGAGGTCAAAAAATGGTGTAATTGAAAGTATATCTTTATCAGAGGAATGCGAAGCCAACGCAAAACTAATAGCAGCAGCACCGGAGATGCTGGAAATGTTGATAAAGTGCAATGAAATAATTAAGACAAAAGAATTAGAACAACTAATAAAAAAAGCAACATTATGAAAACAATTATCTTTATTATAGTAATTATCGTGATAATCGTGACAATCCATTTATTAACTCCAATAGGCTACAGATGAAAACAGCGATACGACAACTTATAGATAAGTTAGATGAAGAAATTAAATTCATTACAGACGATGACTCTTTTGGAGATAGAATGCATAGAGCAGGATTAAGAGAAGCTAAATCTATATCTGAAAAACTCTTAGAACTCGAAAAACAGCAGATTATTGATGCTGTTACGTTCGGAAATAGAATGGAATTTTACGATGCCACAGAGGAGGCAGGAGAACAATACTACTTACAAATCTATAAAACAAACGAAAAATGATACTAATAGCACTTTTACTAATATCAATAGCGTTCTTTTTAGCTCTCGTAGCGTTATATATTTCCTTTATGATAGGAATTGAACTGAACGAAGAAAATGAGGCATTACGTAAAGAACTGAAATACGAAATCGAATTAAAAATTATGTACGAAAGTGCGTATAATGAATTGAAAGAGAAATGAAAACGCCACAAGATATTGCAAAACGATGCGGGATAACTTGGGAAACTGTTTATCGAGCAATTCAACGTTTGAATATAATTCCTGTTCACGCAAAAGGCAGGATTAAATATTACGATGAGTTTCAATTTGAATTAATAATAGATCATTTGTTTTATGCGGGGAAAATTCAATTCCTGATATTTGAAAGTAAAATGAATATACCAGAAGTAGAAGATAGTTTCACAGAATTTAAATTAAGAACGTATGGAAGAAAATAGATTAATATCGATATCAGAGCATTCTGACTGGTTAGACAATAAAGGAGAGTTGAATAATTACGAAAAATGGTATTTTCACAGAAAGCGTGTAGGATTTGGAAAACAACCTTTAGAATTGTGGATGTTTGTGCCTTGTAAATTAGTTGAGGATGTTTGGGTGGTTTTGGAAGAGCCTTTATTATCCGTAGATTTTTGGGAAAAAGGAGATGTTTCGAAAGAATTGCAAGAATACCAACAAGCAAAAGAAAAGTGTTTGTTTTTTAGTCAACACGGAAATGAAGAAATGTTTGACCAATGTTTAGCAAAAGTTTTTTTAGATGAATTTTTCAATATCGAACAGTTAGCTAATGAGATAAGGAATATTATATTAACCCCAACCGCTTTAAAACAAATAGGATTATGACACCAAAAAATAAATCAATTAAAATGCACCTGTTCTATTGCTTAATGCAATTGCTACTCGAATGCCTTGACGAATTAAAAGTAACTAATCCTAGAATGCTACTTTTAAAAGAGCAACTTACAGAAATGTGTTTATTATTGAATGAAGACTGCAAAGATACGTACACAATTCAAAAAACAACGTATTTTCAAACGCTAACGAACCAAATAAATACTTTGATGCGTAAATCATTTAATTCAGAAATGTAAATATGAAACATTGTAACTTTTGCATTTATGAAAACAAAGTTTTTGATTTAAACGGTTTTGAAATTTTACCTGATGAAGATAATGTAGTTTGTGTTTTTCTTAACGGAATGGAACGAAGATTCAAGATTGATAAAATGATAGTTTGGCTAAAAGAAAGCGGTTATCATAATCTTTTCAGAAAACCCAAAGCTATCCCAAAGCCAAAGAAAATTATTTCTTTTAAAATAAAACGCAGTTGTCCAGAAAGAAACTACGGATTTATCAGGAGACAAATATCGTGCAGCAATGGCAGGATTTACGACTCTCTTTATCAGGCTTCGCAGGAAATCGGAATAGACAGATCGAGCATTTGCCAAGTTTTGAACAACAAAAACAAACGAAAATCAGTAGCAGGACTAACTTTTAAATACACGGAAAATGAACATATCGCTAAATAATAAGCAAGCGTTGGAGCTGGTTGTCTTTCTAAAAAAAGAAAATACATTCCCTTTGATTTCAAGGCAAATTGACAATAATTTCAAAGAAATGGAAGTTTCGGAATTGTTTAAATTACAGGAACAATTCCCCCCAACTTTTACAGTAGAATTCGAAGTAAAATGTGTAAAATGTGGGAAAGAATTTGAAAGTATTGCGGTAAAAATAAAAACACCTCCAACTAAACATTCCTCTAAATGCCCCCATTGCAATACCAAGCATCTTTGGAACTTATGAAAATAACCGACATAATCCAGATCCTGCGGAAAAACAAAAATCATTATTTGTGGAACAAGCGCAAACACCATTTCACCCTTGCTGATTGGGTTGAACTGGACAAATTGAAAAACGATTATAAGCCAGAAACATACGGCAAAGGAACTGACAAGCGAGTTTTAAGAATTAGTGATGGAGTTGTTTATGCCAATGGTAAGGAATGTTATGAGGCTAATGGAATTAATCGAAGTTCATTTTATCATTTGATTGGGGGACGTACGAAAAAGAAATGTGATTTTAAATATATAAAATAAATGGAAAAGAATTATTGTGGGATTAGCTGGAACAGACAAAAACAACGATGGGTATCTAAAATAGGAAAGTTCGATTGTGGGTATTACACGGATCAAATCGAAGCGGTAAAAGCACGTGATATGTACATCATTAAACACGGATTAGACTATAAAAAATTACAAATAATAAAACCTAAATAAATATGAAACATAAATTTCCATACAATTGGATATTAAAAGATGCGGTATTCACGAAAGACAAAGGTAAAGTATTTAGTTGCTTTGCGTGTGGCGGTGGGTCAACAATGGGTTATAAATTAGCTGGTTTTGATGTTATTGGTCACAATGATATTGACAAAAAAATGATTGAAGTTTACAAAGAAAATCATAAGCCAAAATATTCATTTTTAGAATCAATCACAACATTTGCAAAAAGAAAAGATTTGCCTAAAGAATTATATCAATTGGATATTTTAGACGGCTCTCCACCTTGCAGTTCATTTAGTATGGCTGGAAACAGAGAAAAAGACTGGGGTAAAGAAAAAATATTTCGTGAAGGTCAAGAGTTACAAGTTTTAGATACTTTGTTTTTTGATTTTATTGATTTAGCGAAGGAACTACAGCCAAAGGCAGTTGTTGCTGAAAATGTAAAAGGCTTGTTAATGGGAGAAGCAAAACAATACGTTCGTAAGATTTATGAAGAATTTGATAAAGCTGGATATTATTGTCAACATTTTTTATTAGATGCTTCAAAAATGGGAGTTCCGCAAAGACGTGAACGTGTATTTTTTATTTGTTTACGCAAAGATTTAGCGAAACCTTTTCTTTATATGCAAGATATGTTTACTGAAATTCCTAAAATTGAAATGGTGTTTAATGAAAAGGAAATAAAATTCAAAGAGTTTGCGGATTATTCAGGTCCAAATATTACAGAATATGCAAAACAGGCTTGGGATGTTAGAAATGAAAATGATAATAATATTGCAGATAGCAAAAAACGTGTTCCGGGAATGAAGGTTTCAGATATGAATACAGCCTATGTATTTGATAATAAAGTTTGCCAAACACTAACATCAAAAGGTAATTGTGGAAGTTTACTTTATTCTTTGCCAATAAGATTAAGCAAACAAGAATTTTGTAATATTGGAACTTTTCCACAAGATTATAATTTCACTTGTAATTTTGGCTATCTAATAGGCATGTCAGTACCTCCAGTTATGACCGCACAAATTGCATCAAATATTTATGAACAATGGTTTTGTAAATTGAAATAAAAGCGTATATTTGCTTTGTAGAACATCCACCTACTGTAAGATAAAAAGGTTACTTAACCTTAAACAGCCCGAAAGATGATAGGAGTGGAAGCCGTTGATTTTGAGGCTTTTGTTTTTAATATAATATGAAACCATACCCAGACCAAGAAAAATCGATTCAAGAAATTATTGAAGCTTTTGAGCATCACGACCGAGTAGCGTTTTCACTTTCTACAGGTGGTGGTAAAACAGCTTGTTTTTCATTTATCGCAAAAAGTTTTATAAAAAAACATAACAGAAAAGTTTTGGTTTTGGCCCATCGAGAAGTTTTGATAGACCAAACATTAAAAACGCTTCGCACCATTGGAGTTACTTGTGAAAGCGTTCTAGCTTCAAAAAAGAAATTAAACCATCTTTCAAGCGTTTACGTTGCAATGGTCCAAACGCTGAAAAACCGATTAAGAGAAGATTCTGAATTTGTGAAAGATATTGGACTTGTAATTATTGACGAGGCCCATTTAGATCAATACAGAGAAATTATGGACCAGTTTCCTAATGCAAAGATACTAGCCGTTTCCGCAACTTTCTCAACATTAAAGAAAATCAATTTCACTAAATGTAGCGTGTGTAAAAAAATACACGATGAAGTGGTCCAGTGCTGCAATTATGAAACTTATGAGTACACACGTAAATTTGCGTTTGCAGAAATATACGGGCACCTTGTATTAGGCGATTCTATTTCTCAACTAATAGACAAGGATCGTCTGGTCCGTGATTTAAATTATGAAGTCGGAAATATAGACAGAACCTCTTTAACTATTGATGCAAAGACAGGTGATTTTGACACTAAAAGTACTGATAAGTATTTTGGAGAATTTAATGTAGTAAAGAATTATGAAGAAATATGTAAAGGCGAAAAAACTTTAGTATTTTCTTCCAGCACCACGACAAACTTGCAGACGTATCAATATTTCATAGATGCCGGATATGAAAATGTTAGAATGCTTGACAGTGTAAATACTAAAAAATCAGAGCGAAAACCAATATTGCAGTGGTTTAAAGAAACACCGGATGCAATACTTTTAAATTGCGGGGTCCTTACAGCAGGTTTTGACGAACCAACAATACAGGTAATTATTTTAAATAGGGCCACGTTATCGCTTTCTTTATACTTACAAATGGTTGGCCGTGCTGGAAGAAAATGCGACCATATTTACAAACCTCATTTCAAAGTAATTGATGGGGGGGGCAACATTCAATATTTCAAGGAAAAATACGGAGGCGGCAAGTGGTCCGATGAATATGATTGGGAAAGTATTTTTTATGGAACAGATGAAAAACCGAAACCCAAAAAAGAAGCTCTGGACCAAACAAAACAATGTACAGGGTGTGACGGCATAATTCCAAAAAACAGCATTGAGTGTATTTATTGCGGACATATTGAAGAAGATATTTTAAAAGAACGAGTTTTAAGCGATGAAGTGGCTAAATTAGTCGATGAAATACCAAAACCTAACGGAAAAAAAATAGTTGTGTATTGTGAAAAGGTAGGTAAAGATAAATCATTCGCTTGGTTAATTCTTCAAAATCAAATTTTGGACCTATTCATTAGACACGAGGTAACTTTTGGTACCTATCAAAAAACCGAGCAAAACGGAAAATTTGAACAATCTATGCGGTCCATTATAAAAGAGCCATATTCAAGTATTCAGGGTTCAGAATTAGAAGGAACTAAACTAAGGACCAAAGCATATATTATAAATAAGATAAAATCAAAACTAGAAAAGTACTATAATCAAAAATTAGCATCATGAAAATAATTCCAGAACAAGTAATTCAACAAGAATGTTTTAATTGGTTTAATAACACATATTGCCTAAAACATCATTCACCTCGATTATTGATCCATTCGGTCCCAAATGGCATACCAATCGAAATAGACCAAAAAGAACGGGCACGTGCTCTGGACCTGCTTCATAAAACAGGAATGGTAAACGGAATAGGTGATTTAATAATTCACGGAGTAAATGGACGGTGTATAATGCCAGAATGTAAAACGGAAACAGGAGTTCAAAGTCCTGCACAAATAGAAATACAAAAAAGGATACAAGAATTAGGAGGAATATATTTTATTTTTCGCAATTTAGAATCATTCCAAGGTGAAATGCAAAAACATTTAGTATATTTGATGAACCCGTAAGATGCGGGTTTTTTAACCTAAAAAATGTAATAATTTTATAACAATATGAAAAAACAAAAACAGAGAATAAAAGAAAAAGGATTAAAAATAGGTTGGTTAGCTAAGCAATTAAATATAAGTCAGCCAACATTATCTATGTATTTAAACGATAAAAGACAAATTCCTTACAATGTTGAAATTAGATTAAACAATCTCTTAAAATAAATATTATGATAGTTAACGATAAAAAAAACTTTATATTCAAAGAAGATATTTTTTATAAAAAATATTATACACTGAGCGAATTGATAGAAATTAAATCTGCTGTAGATTTAACTATTGAAAAGTACAAAGAAAAAATTTAAATGATGAAATAATAAAACATTTAAATAAAGAGAGCTCTATAAATACAGAGAGAATTTATAAAAAGGACAAAAAAATTAAACAAGGTCTTTATTTAATATCTCAAGGCAAAGAGTTTTTAAAAATTGGAGTTACAAGAGATATAGAAAGAAGGATTAAAGAATTAAATTCTTCTAATCCAGTCGGAATAAAAGTATTATATTTTATAGAAAATATTTACTTATTAGAAAAAATACTGCATTTAAAATTCGATAATTATAGAATTAACAACGAATGGTTTTATTATAATGATTCTATATTAGAAATATTTGAAATAATTCATCAAAATAAATCTATACTTTCAGAAATTGACTGCAAAGATATGTTGAAAAATAAATTAGATAACTTGATGAAATTATGACTATCCAACAATCAATAGCACGGCTTTCCTACACAATCTCAAAAGGACACAAGCCAAATGAAACTGATAAAATCGCTTTAAATAAAGTGATTCACGACCTGAATACAAACGCAAAAGAAAATATAGAAGAGCATCATTTATTTGCAAAACTATACGCTATTGTTTTGATCGACTTCATTAAACATTATCAGGATTCAGATTTTGCAAACAAGCAAATAAACAAAGAATTATCTCATCCTATAGGTTATCATATCGAATTGTTAAGAATGCAATTGAATCAAATGGAAATGGGTAATTTTTGGAAATCGCAAGGTATTACTGATCCGTTATTAAACGAAACAAATCATAAAAACTATAAACACATTTATCCTAAAATCGACACCGCAAAAATGCTTGAAACATTAGGCACTTGGGATATGGACACCGTAACTGCTCATTTTGTAAACACTGTAAATCAATCAATTTTATGTTTCAAGAAATAGC